AGGGTACGTCAAAGAAAATATTGACATTCCCAAATAGTCTTCAATCGCAAACCTTGTCGCCAGTTCCAGGCTACTCAAATAGGCGTCTTGGCTTTCATCGTCAAACAGATTTAGCTGCTGGGTTATTTCTTCCAGCGTTAGCCAGGGCGTTACCACATCCCGGTTTAACTGCTCAACTTTTGAGTAATTAAACGGGTTGCGGGTTGCCCCACCTTGAGCGCCAAGGATTTCGCTGGACATTTTTAAACTCCAACCAAGCGCACGCCTGCAAACGGATCACGCACAGTACTTACCATTCGGCGTTCTGCGTACAACGTAATAAACCCTGGTGCGCTTTGCTCCATTGCTTGCAGTGTCATTTCTTCAACATCTGCAATGGTTACAAACCGGGGCCAGTTAGCAAGGTAAATTGTAAATTTGCCAGCCGCTATAGTTTCCATGTTTGGGTTTGCGATTACGGGCCAACCAAAAATATTGTTTACTGCGCCGCCATCATCGTCACCAGTTTCTGCTAACAATCGGCTGGCGTTACCGCTGCTTGCTGCTTTAAGTTGCCGCAAGTCGTGAATTGTGTCTGGGTGCATCATCCAAGCGCAGCCAGGCAAATTCCAATATTGTGCTGGGAAACTTTTTGCCATATTAACCAAATCATCGTACACAATTGCAGCACCGTTTTGCGATACCGTCAATATTGTGTGGATGCCGTCTGTAATTGCAGTTCCAGATGAGCCGTAAGCTGCCGAGCCGCTTGCATAATAATTTAGCCCACGTAGGCCATTGGTGCTGCCTGTGCTTGTCGTGCTAGAACCAGTTTGATCGTTGTTTAAGATCATGCTTGCACCTTCTAACTGTGCAAATTCAAGCATCATGTCTTCAACAAGCGTTTCATTCAAATAGTTAATGTCGCTCATTACCGCTGTTCGCACGGGCAAGCTGGCGCTGACTACTCGGGTTGGCAATTGCCAAATGCTGGTAGCAATGTTGGGTGAGCCAGTGTTTGGAGTTGCAGCGTAAAGCCAGGGGTTTGTGCTGTTGGCAGCGTTACCTGTTTTTGCGACAAACTGCACGCTAGAGCCAGCCGCAGGAATTACCCTAGACAATTCCCGGATTGGATTTGCAAATCGCAGTGCAGCAAAAGCGTTATCAAAGAATGTGCGCCCACCAATTCCGTTCCCAGAACCAGTGAGGGCTGAGGCTTCGGTTAAATCAATCTTGACTGCATGGCCTTCGTGCAAAGTTTTCTTGATGCCCGACAAAATGCGTTCTGTAATCATTTGATTTTCCCGAATGTTAAAAAAAGGCAGGGAGAGTCCAACCCCTCCCTGCTAATGGCAACTTAAGTCGCTGTGCCGGTGGAGCGATAACGAATAATGGCGTTCGGATCACGAATTGACGTGGCTAATCTTTTTTCTCCGTAAAAAGTTATTGAGCCGGGCAGCGTTTGATCGTAGCGGCGCATCACCATATCCATCCGATCAATGATGGTGTGGCCGGTTTGCCAATCGCCAAAATACATCGGATACATTGATGTGGTGCCTGCGCTGCCGGTGGTTGCTTGGCTTGGGTTGTCGAGATATTTGTTCATCACGACATTAAAGCCCAACAGTTGCCCAATGATGCCGTCTGGATTCAGCGATTCCATGCTGTTAAAAATTGGGCGTCCATTGGTGTCTTGCAGGCCACGAATAGCTTGCGCCAGCACAGGGTTGACCATAAAACAGGCGCTAGTCGTCCAATATTGCTGTGGCAGTGCGTAGCAAAGATTAATAACGTCTTTGTACGTTATTGCATTTGCGCCAACAGTATTGACGTTGCTAGTCAATTGATCGTAGGTTGCAATGCTGTGCAGGCCGGTAGCACTGCCCGTGCCGCTGGTGCCGTAAGCCGCTGCGCTGGTAGTGCCGCCGGTATACGTAGCATTTGCGCCAGGATACTGATCTAGGCCACGCAAACCAGATGTGCCGCCGTAAGTATTAGGCGAGTTGGTTTGATCGCTGTTCTGAATCATGGACTGCGCTTCGGCTTGGGCAAACTCCATCAACATATCGTCAACAATGGTGCCTTCCAGCCCGTCAATGTCGTCCAGTGCAGCAGTACGAACAGGGAATTGCACGTTCAAATCTTGCAGCACCAATTGCCAGATATTCATGTCCTGGGTTGTAGCGCCACCGTTGTTTTGTACGGTGTAGCCCCAGGTTGCGCCAGCGTTGCCGGTTTTGCTGCGGAATTGATAGCTAGAGCCATCAGTAACCACGGTGCGGCTCAAGCCACGCATAGGATTAGCCAGGCGCATTGCAGCAAACACAGGATCGTAACCTGTGCGTCCACCAATACCATTGCCGCCGCCGGTAAGCGCACTGGCTTCGTTCATATAGGCTAGATATTGATTTTCATCAGCAAAAATCTTTAGTGCTTTTTCCACCCTGTTGTTGGCAGAATAAAACGATTTGAGTTGCTCACGGACGGAGCGATTTACATCGGTACGAATTGTTTTAGCAATCGGACGGATGACAGCAGGCATTTGCAGCGTGCTGATTTTTGCCTCAAGTGCCGAGATTTTCTCAGCCATTTCATTTTTGGCGGTTTCAATTGCAACAGTAGCTGCGCTGGTAACTTCGGCAATCTTGGCGGCGTTGGCGGCTTCAATAGCGTCAAGTTTTTCAATAATGACTTGGGACATGATTATTTCCTTAAACGGTTAGACAAAGTTTGCAGTAATTCTCGCTGCTCAAGGGCGGCGAGTATGGTTGCCTCCGCATCGGAATCGCTCCGGTTCGGCGCAATTTCATTTGGGATTTGGACAACATCACGCTGTTCCAGCACCCGTTTGAAAGTCGATGCAGCGGCAACCGCATCACTCTTGGACAGTCCAGCATCACGCAGGCTTTGTTCCAAAATCTTTAGATTTGCAGACCCATCGGGCCTAAAGTATTCCAGCTTGCTGACGCAGGCTTCGGGGTTATTTGGGTACATCACCACAGACACTTCCCGCAAACCGCCTTTGGTAATTTGAAAATAACCCTCGTCTGTTTCATCTGGTTCGCCGTCAGCGTTAACCATTTGATACGTTTCCGCATACGCGCCAACAGATACCCCGCCAAACATGGCTGGAGATTCCCGCATTACGTTGTACAGGTCGCTGCCTTGGGTGGTGTTGGTGTAAAGCCTGCCGCTGGCAGTCATGCCGGTATCGTCAAACTCAAAGTGCATCCACTCGCCGACAGGAATTGCATCTGCTGAGTGATTGACAAACATAGGCAGCGGCCTGCCCATTGCCTCAAATTGTTTGGCCCAATCTGCAAAGCCTTCGGGCTGATAGTTAAACTTGCGCCCGTCTGCGCCTTCTCTCGGCCCCCAGCTTGTTACCCGAGCCTCAATTGTGCCGGGTTGCTGATTCAGATTTAGTTTTGCTTCGCAGACGATTAGCATTTCGTTCATGGATTACCTCGGTTGTTTTGGTTTTGTCCATGTCGTGTATTGTCTGCGGCTTTTTTTGCTTGAATTTTGCAAGCAGCATTGCCAGTTCGTGCGGCGGTTTATTTGCCAATGTTCATTTTCCTACTCTGCCCACCGCCACCGCCGCCAGTATCTTGTGGGCTGCTGCCGGGAATTGTATCACTAGGCTTTCCTGCTTTCAATTCGTCTGCGCCGTCAATGTTTTTCATTCCAAGATATTCCCGTGCTTCGTTTGCCGTCATTATGCCTGCATTTACCCCAGCCACCGAAAAATTCATTTGATCGACTGGTGAACCACGCAAAAATGCCCGTGTGTCAAATTCTACACACAAATTAGGATATCCGACAAGTAGGTGCTGTTTTAGCTTTTGCTGAACATTTACCAGCAACGGGTACATACTGGATTTGTAAAATTCATCCAGCATTGTTTGAGTGTTGTTATATTTTTGGTCGGCAATGCCAATCATGGCAGGCGGCACGCCAAATAACCCGCAAATGCGCTTCATGGTTTGCTCTTTTAGCTTGGCGCAGTCAGTATCTTGCAGCGTCAGCATATCCAGCGGCTGGTATTTCATGCCTTGATCTAGTAGCATACCTTGCCCTGGCTTGCTTGGATCAGCGTTGCGACTGCCTGTCATTGATGACCATGCTTCTTTGAGCCGTGCCGCAATTTCCTTGTATTTGCCATCGGGAATCACGTTTTCAGTGACAAACATTCCGCTAGGCTTGGCCCCGTTTTGCATTACGTAGTTAGCGTACAAGTCAATATCTTGATCCTC